CGTATATAATTTTCAGGTTGTACATCTACTGCCATATGATTAAAGACAATATTTCCTAATTTAAACAACCCATTCTCTTTTATAAAATGTATATTTGGATTATTGATTACATTTAATATAGGTGATAATGCATCTATTCGATTTAAATTATTTAAATTCATATCGTGGTTTCCTAACATAACGATTGTAGGAATTGTAAAACCACGAAAGAATTTAGTTAACATGTTTATTAGTTCCGGAGACATTTCTAATTTGGAATGTACAATATCTCCCGTTACAACACAAATACTAGAATCTGTTGCGTGTTGAGCAATGTGTAAAAACATATTGTCAAAAACTTTATTAAATTCATTATGTCGTTTTAGTGTTCTAATGTGTATATCGGATATATGAAATATCTTATCGATATATTTTACATTAGTTTCTAATTTTTTTATTTCCATATTATATTCATTCTTAACTGCATTAACCTTTCAAAAGAAAATGTAGTTGTTTGTGTAATCATTTTATTTATTGTTTCAAATCCTAACTCACTTGGATCTTTATCCGGTAATTCTACGAAATATACATTTAATCCTTCTGCCATAAATTTCTCTGCGATAGTCAATGCTTTTTTAATTGCATCTTGATCTAAACATAAGTATATATCTTTTACCCGTTCTTCTATAATTTTTTTCTGTAGTGCTGGTTGTATTATTTTTCCAAATAATGGTATTGCATTTCTTTTTATTGCTATTGCATCAAATGCTCCTTCACATAATACAATTGGCTCTGCCCAATTAATTAACATTTCAAATCCTATTATATCTTTAGATACTTTTGGATTTTTGTGTTTATAAGAATCACTTGAATAATATGCTCTAGATACAAAATAATTTATAAGTCCTTCTTTATTATAACTTGGTATAATTATTTTTCCAGAATATTCACCAGCTTCTGCATACCCAATTCTGTATCTGATAATATCAAATATAGTAACTCCTCTTGTTTTTAAATAATGCATTGCATTACGATAATCAGGTGTTTTCTTTGGAATCCAGAGTGGGATATAATTTTCTGGTAATCTTAATGTCTCTTGTGTTTCTGTTGTTTCATTACTGCGATATTTTGCCGTTTGTATTATTCGGCTTAATTGCTCAAATTTTTCTTTTGGGAGTTTTAATTGTCTGAATAGCGAAACGATTGTTCTGCCTTTACTATCAGATATCCAACAGTGCCATGGGTTCTGGCCTTCGATTGTTGTGTTAAGATTTATTTCTAATTTAGGTTTATAATGTGAAGTAAATGGGGAGAAAAATGCTATATTATCTCCTGAGGTTTTCTTACCTTTACCTAATACAGACTCTAATAATTGAAGTAATTTAAGATTCTTCATATTAATATTATAATGAAAATACTGAAGAATTCAAAGTATATGGCTTTTATATTATGGTTAAATACATTTATTAATTACATTTATAAACGATCTAACGATCATCATTTATTAAACATTTCATTTTAATAATAAATAATAATCATTTTATTAATACATTTAGAAAATAATGAATATATTTCACAAATCCAACCTAATACGTTAAAAATTGTTTTTGTGGTTTTGGAACTTCTCCAACTTTCAAACATTCTTTAAACCACACATCTGGAATATCTTTCTTTGCAACATGGGTTATCCCTAACTTCTTTGCATACATTTCATATGTGGTTTTACTTCCCTTTGTTATTTTTTGATTTGGGTTTTGAAATACTATTCTTAAATCAACTCCAATATTGGAAGCTAATATATTTTTCATTTTTTTTCTATCAACAGCAGTCCATCTGCCTTTTGTTTCAACATACATAGTTTCTCCATTTTTCTTTTGAAATATAAAGTCTGGTGTATATTTGTGATTTGTTGCTGGTACTACGTAATCTAATTTTTCAGTTTCGTAATTTACTGGATATTTTGCTTCTTTAATTTGATTAGCAACCGTTAATTCTAATCCAGATTTATAACCGTATTTATATGCCGCTTGGCGTTTTTTACTTCCGGCTGTATGCCAATGATTTTTTTTCTTCATAACTATTTATTTCTTATTACATTTTTGTAGTCGGCGAAAATATTCTCGGATTTTGTTTATAGGTTTTAGTAGTAGTTTTTCCTCTTTGTTTTCCAGGTTTAGTTGTTTTTACAGCAACGAACTTAGCGTTCCCTGCTTTAACATCCCTATCAAATAACTGACTCTGTTTATTACTCATATACATCCATCCATGGGCTCCAGCTATAATCCGTAAGGTATTACCCCCAATTATTCCTTCAACTAAAAATGTTTGTGCTTCAAAGTACTTATTATTATAATTTTGTGGTTCTGCTGTTTTATAATAAAATTTTACATATTTCCAATCAGGTAAAGTCATATCAACTCCATCTGTATTAATTCGTACAGACATACGCTGACCGACTCGCCCCTCAAAACCAGTTACCGTGACATATTTATCTTGTGTTAACAGAGGAATTGGTTTTAAATCATCAGTTTTATCCTTATCCCAATTTGTGTTTATCCCTATTATATTACCGGCATTGTCGGTAGCAAATGGTAATATGGTACAAGAACCTTGGGCTGACGGCATACTACTATCAATAGCGTCCCAATTAATTCCGGCTGTGTCATCGTATACGATCTCCTTGCCACAAATATCAACTATATGTTTCATAATTTTGTTTCTTATTATTACTTCATGTGTACTTTGATGAATTATCCAACTCCAATTATCAGGTTCAATATCTAATTCATCATCTATTATACAAGCTAGATTATTGGCAATATAGCTATAGTTATTCTTTTCCCACCAATCTTTACCATATGGAGTTTCTGTAGGTATAGTTACAATTTTTCCACCTGCTTGTTGTATATTGCCTACTATATACCAATTCTTTAAAGTATTATTATACCTCATATATCCATCTGTTTCTTTTTTCTTATTCATATAAACATGGGCGCTATTGATATGTTTGTCTATTGATATCAACATTTGTTTACTTTTGATTTTCTTAAAAGCTTTTAACATATCATTAGAATATGTTCCAGAACCAAGAACAGAATCCATTATTAGATATGAAATATGCTGTACATCTATATTTGTTGAGTCGAATTCGACTTTTTCATCTTCAGGCTTTTCGTCCTCTTTTTCCTTGATTTCTTTGTAATACCACAATTTTAAATCAAAATATCCTTCTCCCCTTTTTCCTCCTGCGCATTTATAAGTTTTATATTTAATCTTATGGTTTTCTTTTTTCGCAGGTTTCTCTTTATACAACCACGACTTTTCAGCATCTGCAGCATATTTATTGGATTCAGTTACACTTTTTGATGTACAGTCACCTTCACTTAATAAATTAGGTTGTGGTTTATTTAATATTATATTTTTTAATTTCATCATAATTTATTCATCTTTTTTAAATGATTCAACATCATCAGTCCATGAAAGTATTTCATCTACTAGTCCCCCCCATTCTTCAGAATTTGATATAATGGCTGATTCTTTCGCTAAATCAACCCATTCACCTTTTGTCATTGTTTCTGGCACTCCACTTGTAAACTGTTTTGACGTATCATCTCCGTCTATCCAATAAAAGTCTCTTTTTGGAAGTAAAGTCCAATTATCCGAATTCGTAGCAGCCTCTTCAGCATCTTCTCCACCATCTAATGCAATTCTACGTTGATCACCCTTATTAGTACTTATAATAAATATTTCTGGATTAGCTGCAACAAATTGTGCAGTTTCTGAATTCCATTCCCCGTTGACAATCAAACCATTTTCAGATTGGTATTGTTGTAAATATCCTTTTAATTCATTATCAAAATGCATTGGATCATTTGAACTATGTGGTAATTTAAGAAGAGCTTTTATATTTCGTATTTTAATATTAGTCGCTGGCTCTGAACCATCATAACCAATTACTATTTTTGGATTTGGACTTGGAACTTCAATAACAGCCGGACGATTTTTCCTTTTTTCATCAGCAGCTACTCTAGCTTTAAATTGTGCAATAAACGAAGGAACACTAGACCACCAAAACATTTTTCTATTTTGGTCGATCATATTATATCCGTTAGTAGACGTCTCAGTCTCCATGGGAGGCAATTTCCAATTTTCATTTTTTATATCTGTTACCGAAATAAAAACTAATTGAATTATTTTAGTACGACCCCTTGTAGTTGATTCATTGTCTACATTTGCAAAAACGACTGGGCCTCCTGCAAACTTTCCTAAATTTCTAAATCCTTGCTTTAATGATGTATTGATATATATTTCACCAAGTTCTTGTTCTTTATCATCATCTGGTGTATAACCTCGACTATAAGTTAATTTAAGTTCAAATAATTGTATAAACTGTAACGCTTTCTGATCTTGAAAAAATCCAATATTCTCTAAACCAACACTATCGAAATATTTACCAACTAATGTTGCATTTCTAGTAATATTCTTCCATCGAACTTTTACGTCTTTTATAATAGGCTTTTCTTTACCTCTATCATTTGAATATGTTACTGTTTGTAACTTTTTCAAAAATCCTAGTGGTTCATTCCATGGACTATCTAGAGTGGCTTCTAATAATATATTTTTTAGTTTTATCATTTTAATATAAATATAAAGTATAATAAGTTACATATCAGTATCGATATTAATTAAAAAATTCATATCAACATCATCTCTTTTCTTAATCGGCGTGCCCAATTTGCCTATTGCTAATAATTGTCCTGCATCATTATACAATCCAATTTCTGTTATATACGGGTTAAAATTACTGCCGGTTGCCCAATTTTGAATATTAAATCCATCATCTTTAACTGTGGTAGGATTTTGAGAAACATTAAAATTACCTGCAGGCAATCTAGTTAATATAGAGTGCTCATATAATGTAACAGTACTGTTATAACTTGCAGTATAATTTGCTGTTAAAATATCATTATATCTATAATCTGGGCTGGATATTACTACCAATCCTTGTTTATTAAATACATTGCCAACTCTATTAGTTTGCAACATTCCTCCACCCTCGCTACGGTCCGATAACGAAGTTATTTGAGCTTGAGTAAGTGCCTTATTAAAGATTCGAATTTCATCTAGATCTGCGTGTAGGTTACC